CTTTATCCATTATTTTTCTCCTTTTGGTCGGTCGGGCAAATCACCCGAAAACGCGCCATAAGTTGGTCGGCCGTAACCGACAACAAATGACCTTGCTCCCAAAATTCTTGATTTCACCATGACCTCGCCACCATTGCGCTGATCCCCACCGCCTGATGTATTGCCTTCGATAGTCACAATCTGTTTCTCTGATACCCGGATTACTAAACCAATGTGGTTGATTACCACCTTGTCATCAATAACAAAATCAAAAAACACAAAATCACCAATCTTTGGTGTTTCGTGCCATTGCTTGTTTTTCTTAAATGCCTCAGCTCCCGCTTTGGTGCTGACCACATTTGGCACTTTTACACCAGCTTGATCTGCACACCAATTGAGAAATGACCCACACCACGGCAGCTTGTCAGCTTTCATGTGCTTGCCATACTTTGTCTCGTTGTTTCCAGTCTCAGCTGTGCCTATTTCGGCAAGCGCAACCTGAATCAAGCGAGGCAATGTGCCTTGTGCAAATTGGCTCATTTGCCGAGCTTTAACCCATCGGGCAATGGCTTTTCATAATTCCAAGCCAAGACATAATCGCCCACCCCGTCTGAGTCATTTTGCAGTTGGATAGTGCCGTTAAAAAATGGTTCAGTATCTTCACCCAGTTCTGGATATTCTGCAACAATCTTTTCAAATAAATTAAGTGCCATTTTAGCTCCTGACCCATACGCCGTTGAAATAGTTATATTCTAAACCTGCAAAAATTACGGGCGATGTTCCCGTAAATTCCCCATACATTTCGAAATAATCTGTCGTTCCATTTGCATAAACTAGGCTTGTGCCATTGTAAATACCCGTATTGTCTGCGCCGTTTGTGTCAATAAAACGGTTAAGGATAGAGCCGTTTTTGAAAAGTTTTAATTGCACACGGGTTAAAGTGCCACCATAAGTCATGCTTGCACTTATTAAGTAATAACCAGCGGTAGTTGGTGTAAAACGATAATTTGTTGTTGAGTCAAAATTGTTATTTGTGTCAAAGTCTTCAGCATTGTAAGCAATCTTAGTATTTACCGCACTTGTGAAAGTTTGATTAGATGTCGCTCTATAAGCCGTGAATGCAGGATTTGTGTTACCACTTGCAGCAGCAGCCCATTTAACCTTGTATGGTGAAACAGTAGTATCCGCGGTTAATACCTGACCAGTCGTACCAATAGGTAAATTGTCATAAGTACCTGATCCAGTACCCACCACAATGTCACCGGATGCGGTGATTGTGGTTGCCATGTCATTTGTGATTGTGACGGCTCCTGATGTGCCACCACCTGAAATACCTGTACCAGCTGTTACAGCTGTAATATCACCTTGATCATTTGCAACCCACACAAAATCCATGTCGGTGTTTGAGTTTTTTGCCAGTATTTGGCCTGTTGTGCCACCTAAGAGATCGGCCATGGATGTTGCCACCGCTTGGCCAAAGACCTCAAAATCTGCCGGCAAATCTGTGACCAAATCTGTGGCCGTAGGCATTTGCCAGCTAAATGGGGTTGTTGGATTACTCATGTTCTCTCCTTACGCTACGACTAATGCATCAGCCCAATTTAGGCTTCCGCTGATTGTATTCCATGCTTCTAACGCTGAGACATCTTGCCATTGCATGGCTTGCAAGCTAAATGCCAATGGAGAAAGTATTGCGGTAACAGATACAGAATTGTAAGAGGCACGCCATGACCAACCTTCAACAAATCCAAGAAAAGTGCCAGCCACCATGTTCAGTGGCAAATCTGTGATGCGCAATGGCAAGCCCATAAAAATGCCAATCAAAGCATCTCGGTCAGCATCATCAATTTCAGAGTTTGTTAGCTCAAATGTAATCTGGTTAAAATTAGCCTGTGGATAGGCTCTGAGCGTCAGATAAAACGCTGCCTGATCCTCGGCATCAACCTGATGTTTTACTGTTGTTGTGATGATTTGAGCAAGCCGGCCATATAAGCCGACCGATGTGGCATCAGTATCTGTGATATCAGAATTTGAATTTGTCCCATATTTTAAAACGATTTCATTGCGTATGTCACCAGCTCTAGTTTGCACAAATAATGAATTGGCTAATGCTTGAGCTGCTGACACATCGGTATAGCCGTTTGTGGCCAAATAGATTGAGCGATGATCTGCCGAGGCATAGGAAATCAAGCCTTGAGCATCTTCGTACAAATAGCCCAATCCCGATGTTGCCAAGGCTGAGACCAATGAATAAACATCAATAGTTGATGATGCTCTTTGTGCCAATTCATAGCTGCCCGGTGTGTCAATTTCGCCCAAGCCAGTGTTTTCGGCATCTTGCCATTGTGTCGTTGGATCATAGGTTGCCCATGTCAAAGCTGCTGGCACTTCATTCCATGAATTGACCAACAAATCGGTGAGGATAGTCAGAATCTGATTTCCATCAAAATCCTGTGTAAGTACGCCATCGGTTAAGGCTTTTGGCAATCTGGCCAAAGCTCCCACAGCTGTAATTCTGACTGATTGATTGATGCCGAGCACACCTGATGCAGCTATGCCAATGCCTAAATCTACGACTGTGCCTCCAAAAATTGGCACAAATGTAGCTGTGGAATTTTGCAATTCAATAGTCACGGCATCGTTAATTTCAATGTCAATGTTGGATTGATCCAAATTGATTAGCTCAAGGCTTACATATCCCGCATTTGCTTGCTCATAAATGTTTGTGCGACCTGATGTGGTGGAAAGGTTGGCCAACACATAATTTGTGTATTGAATACCTGCAATTTTAACGCGCCAAATTGGATTAAAAATTGTCATGCCGTGACCAAATTATTGGATCCACCAGTGCCACGATAAAATGAATTATTGAGCGTATCTACAATAGTGCGTGCTGTGCCTTCGGCATCAAGCGCGCCATTGACTGTCACATTGATGCTTGGGCGAGATGATCTAGCATCAATTTGAGCCTGCATTTTCGCATTTCTTACGACATCTTCTGCCGCTAATTGATTTGCAATTTCTTGAGTGATGCCCATATTTTTCAATTGTCGCAATGTAAAGTTTCGAGATACGCCTGCACCGCCTAAACCTAGTGCTTCAAATAATCCACCACCGGTATCAAAATTAGGTGCTGTTGTGCCACCGCCACCAAATCCGGCTCCGGTGTCAGCTGTTGATCCAGCATCAAAGCCTGCGCCAACCTTTAAGGATTTGTCATTTGAATCACCAAAGAAAAAGCGCGTAACCGGGTTATCTTTAACAAAATTAACAAATTCTTTGATTTTGGTAACTGTGCTAGAAATAAAGCCAACAAGCTTTGAAAAGCCCGTGACAAGACCACCAACGAGCGTGCCTATGGTTTGCAATGCAATTTTAAAAGCTCCACCCAAAAGAGGTGCAAGATATTCTTTGATGAAACTCCACACCTTAGCAAGAGCATCATAGAATGGTTGCAATTCAGCTGAATTGTTTGTGATTGCTGTTTTGATTGAATCAAATGCGCTTTTCAATCCAGCAAGGATTGGACCGACAACTGAGGCAATTGCTGGGATAATTTCATTGTATAAAAATCTCCACCATGTAGTTAAAATAGGCAATAAATCATCCCGAATTACTTTAAAAATATCTGCAAAAACAGGCCCCAATGTTTTGCCTAAGCTATTAGCAAAATCAGTAATCGCTGGGATGCCTTTATTCACAAAGCCTTCGAGCAATGGTGTAAGTGCATCAAGCACATATGATCCAACAGTTTCTTTAGCTTCATCAAATGCCACATTTAATCTCAGCATTTTGCCTTGAAAAGTATCAGCTTGCTTTGATGCTTGACCTTCAAAAGTACCAGCCAACTTAGCTGTAATTTGCTCAAATGACATGGTTTTGAGTTCGGCTGCACTAATGCCAACGCCTAGTTTTCCAAGAGCTGTATTCTGACCTTCGGCACTTTTTGCAAGCGCATTTGAAACGGCCTCCAAAGATTTGCCAGAGCCTGCCGAAATATCTAACGCCAAAGCCTGTAATTCTTGTGCCTTAGTAATATCTTTTGTGCTTCTCAGCAACCGATCTAACGATGGCCTAAGCTCATCATCAGTTTTTCCAGTCAATAAAGATGTTTTAAGTATCTGCGCCTCAACGGCTTTGATTTGAGCATTTGTTGCACCGGTGACATTTTCCAATGTGGTGGCCAATTTGGTTTGCGCAGCTTCATCAGCAATGGCAGATTTCACACCATCAATAAGCAATTTGCTGGCATAGGCAGCAGCAGCTACACCGGCAGCTGCAAAAGCTAATCCAGCCTTTTTGCCAAAATCGCCTAGCTTTGAGCCAAATGAATCAACCTCGGTTGTTGCGCCTTTAACGCCTTTTTTTAATGAATCTAGATCAGCATCAAAGGTGACTGTGACTTTTGGAATTTTTGCCATTAATCTAGTCCGTTCGCTCTAATAAGTGTTTGAACCATTGCAATATACTCTTTGGCCACCACCGGCGTGTAAAAATCAACAGCTGGTGTTATCCAATAACCGCTTGGATTTGCTGGAGCCGTAAATCTGTTTGTGTATCTTCTGCCGGCTCTATCAATGCCGGGATGGGAGCCATATTCTGATCCCCATAAAAGCGTTCCAGCAGCAGCTCGTGATTGATTTGTGCGCTTGCCACCTTTACCTGTTTTCCCGCCATACTTGCGGCCAACCTGCTTTGTGCCACCAATATCAACACGAATAAGCCGGTCGCGTGGTGTGGTAATTGAGTCCGTTACCAATTTTGCTTGCGGTGTTGGAGATACAAGGCCAAATTGCATCAATTGCCCGGCAAGCCTTTTTGACATAGTTTGAGCTTCGGTTCTTACTTGATCTTGGACTTCTTTTGGCAATGCAGACAAAAGCCTAAAAAGATTTTTTAATTCTAAAGGCTCAACAGTAAATGAAAAGGTGCCGGTGTCTCTGGATGATTTAGTTGCCATTGCGCCTCCTCAAAATGTCATACACAGTTAAA